TTCTTCAATCTCTGCTACGTTAGACTCTACGGCCTGTTGTGTAGCTGGTGCAATAATACGAGAGCGTTCACTGTTGCGTGTTTTGTCCTCACTAGACCAAATACCACGCCAGATACGATAGTACTCATCGTTTTTCTCAGCGTAGTTTGCTTCGTAGTGATCGCTCCACTCTTCTACTTTGTTCATAACCCATGCTTGCAGGGTCTCTTGTACCATTAAAGGTGATTCTTCGTTGTAGTCAGCCATTTATTAATATCCTGCAAAGTCGTCTAAAATTTCGTAATCGTCATATTCTTCAAAGTCCCCAGCATACGCTATCTTGGCTAACTGATCTATATAAGCCAAAGCGTCTACTAAGTCGTCATGAGTTAGGGGGTCAGGGAATTGGAACAGTTCATCTAAGAATTTTGAGTTCCACTCTGCTTTTCTTATTTTGACTAAACCATGTTCAAAGCGACCTTGTAAGGCCCACATGATTCTGTCTGTTTTCTTTTGGTTTCCGTGTGTCAGCTCTTCGATGCGAAAGAAAAAAGCATTACGCTTCATCATGTCTTGTAGAGGAGACATTACTGCCTGTTTAGCAATACCTCTTTCTATCCCTACCGATATAGGCTTGTAGTCCCTAACGGCTTGGAATATCTTTTGGGCTGTCTGGTCTAAAGTCCATCTACCTGATATAATGTTTTCCACGTACCATCCGTTTTGTGTGACATATACAACTGCGATAGCTGTGTTGTCCAAACGGCTGTTCTTTTTATTTTTCTTTCCTACTTCTTGGAATCCAGCTAAGTCAATGGCGATATAATAATCACCTTCTCCTTTGTGCTGTTCTTCGTCGTAAACCTGTACCCAATCCTCCTTAAACATTTCAGAACCCATAGCTTCAAACGAGGCCATGAACTCTTGACGGAAAGCATATGAAGACATAGACTTCTTTGCTATATCTATTTCTTCTGGGTCTAGTAGAGGGTTGTCGTATGACGTAAAGTGCCAAGCCTTGAACGTAGGGTCGTCTTTTAACTCAGCATATTTGTATAGTTCATAAAAGTGGTTACGGCCTTTGGGTGTACCTATGAACAGACAGCTACCCTTTTGGTCAGCTAGTGCTGGACGTAGGATTTCCTCAAACACCTGTGGCTTCATGTCAGCATATTCATCAAGAACAAGCATCTTTAATGACACACCACGCATAGTATCAGGCCTGTCCGCACCCTTTAGGTGAATAACAGAACCATTTATCAAAGTAACAGTTAAGTTGTTTATATGCGTACTTTTGATAATAGGGTGGGCTAACTCTAACAAGGTTTGCCACATGATGTCCCTAGCCTGACCTTGGGTTGGTGCTACGTAAAACACACCGCCCTTCTTGCCGTCTAGCGCACTTAGTATCAGTAGCCATGCAGCAAGCCTAGACTTACCACAGCGTCTTCCTGCTGCTACTACTTTAAATCGTTGTTCTGAGCCATAGACTTCCTGCTGCCACGGAAGAAACTCTACCTGTAAATCACTCATCCACAGGACTCCATTCTCCGTCTAAAGCATCAGGCTCTTGTTTCACTTCGCCTACGCCAGTTATGTTAATCGTGATAGCTGACTTACCTCCAGACTTTAGAACCTCTTGTTCAAATACAGCAGTAGGTGCAATCCTGTCCATCACTAGTTTCCAAGCGGCTGCTTGGTTTTTATGTTCGTCATTCAAAGCAGCATCAAAGATAGCATCAAGTACTTTACGTGACTTAGGTGATGCTAACATTCTAGCCTTGTATTCATTAATGACAGCAGCGTCACCTTTGGGTCTACCTCTGGCTACTCTGTTGCCTCTCTTGTTTGACTCAATGTCCTTCTTAGGTGGACGACCTCTTTTCTTTTTATTTTCTTCTTCTTCTTTTGGTTCTTTCTTTTTTGACAAAACAAAACACTCCTTAAGTTATCCCTAAGAATCTTAAGAACCTTTAATTTATTCTTTATTGATAATACTTAATGAATAAAACTAAAAGACACTTAAGAATCTTAAGTAGGGCCGAGGGTGGCTAATCGCTTACTTATTAATAACTATATTATACCATATTTTTAAACAAAAGTCAACCTATTTCTAAAGTATTATTATGTCAACCGTAACGTGACTATTGTGTCCCTTTTAGTCACACTTAAGTTCTTTTGTTGACTTTTTGTTTTCTTTTGTTTATCAGAGACTTGCACAAGTTTACACAAGTATAACTAAAGGTTCTAATACATAGATTTAATGTTTCTAAAAACTACCTTTTTTGTGCCTGAGAGGCTACCCGTAGTAATCCCAGAAAACTTCCTCCCCCCGTACCCCTATTTTTATCCACAGGTTATCCACAGGTTGTCCACAAGTTATCCACAGGTTATCAACAGGTTATCCACAGGCTGCCGAGTTATCCACAAGTTATCCACAGAACACATGAGTTATCCACAGGTTGAAGTGTGGGAATGCTTGTGGCAGCCTATAGTTATCCACAAGCAACACAAGTTATCCACAATTATGTATACACAGGTTATCCACAGGTAAACAGCAATGTATACACAGACTTATCCACATGGGCTTTAGGCTGCGAGAATGGCCGCCTAAGAGGTTTTCAGCTTACCCTGTACATTGGTATTAAAAAATAGTGAACTCGATTTTAGCTATATTGGCATGAGTTTTGCATAGTAAATAATTATTGACAACAACAATAATACTATGGTATTCGCACGTACGTATATATAATAGCATGGGTAAAATAACTATTAGTTATATCTATATGCTAAAATAGTATTTGCATTATTAATTCATTTGTATATAATGGAACACAAGCCAAAGCAAAGAAGCCTAGGCAAACATTAATGAGAATGATTATCAACAAAGGAATAAAGCAATGACTACCTTAGAAGCTCACAAGAACTTAGATAAAGCCTATGATTTAATGAATGCTCACAACACACAAACTAGCAGGGATTTAGTCTTGGAAATGATGGAAATCTATAACAAATTAGCAAGGGAAAACCTTAGTTGCTATAGGCCGGTTAAGAATGCCGGTGACGCTTCTAACGTCTGGATAGTAGCAGCTTAAACAGTTGCTTTAGTCTAGGCCTTAGGTTACAATCTGAGGCCTAGCATAAAACAACTGGAAACCATAAAGGTGAATACCATGAAAAAAGCAAAAGGTTATATAGTATACGAAGGCAAAAGCCAATTAGATACTAATGTGGATATTGTCGCTATTTTGACAATGAAAACAACCAACGCCAAAACGGGCAACATGGCTCAATTATGGATATTACATAAGGATATTGAGCCACACACGGCAACCAAAACAGGTGATGATTATGCCGTATGCGGATCATGTCCACAACGTCACTATAACGGAGGCGCTTGCTATGTTACTACCTTTCAAGCTCCTTTAGCGGTATATAGAACCTATAAAAAGGGAGGATATGCAAAGGGATTGCCAGCATTTAATTATCATGCCAGCGTTAGATTAGGCGCTTACGGAGACCCAGCCGCTTTACCCTATGAGACAATAGTAGATGTTTGCAGCGCATTTGGTAGTCACACTGGTTATACGCACCAAGCAAGCCATAAAAACTTTGACGATCGCTTACAAGGCCTTGTTATGGCTAGTGCCGACACCTATAAGCAAGCCATAAAACTACAAGCTAAGGGTTTTAAAACTTTTAGGGTCAAACTACCTAATGATGGTTACTTAGATAATGAGATTGAATGCCTAGCGGATTCTAAGGGTTTAACTTGTGAGCAGTGCGGAATTTGCGACGGAGACCAAAAAAATGTTGCAATTTCAGTACATGGCAGCAAAAAAAGTAAATTTAAGTCTAGCATTATACCTACAATTAGTGTATAATCTAAAAATCAAAACCAAAACGGAGTAGTAAAAAATGTTCAAACTAAACACTAAATCATTGAATGACGGCACAACTGGCGCACGATTTGACCTAGAAATTGCCTTATTAGGCAATCTAAAAGGTATCTATCGCAAGCGAGCTATTAAGTCCCGTGGCTGGAAAAT